TAGGGGTAATATTAGCTGTCATATTCTCTACCATTACCTGACCTAAATCGATCATAGTCTCATTTATATGAGATGTAGAGAGTTTAATTCTTTGCATCGCAGCATTTTGATATTGCTGTAATGAACTAAATACTTCAACGCCTGCTTCTCTAGCATCACCCTGGAGGATAGGGGTTATACCAGAGGAATATTCTATCCCGTTCTTGAGTAAGTCTAGAAGGTATGGAAAGAACTGACCAATTGGTTCGATCTTTTCTCTCTCAGGTGCAAAGACCTGTCCTTCTCTAACCACAGGAACATATTCCTTTATAACGCGCGGGTTATTGGCATAATCCTCCCACTTAGGTCTATCCTCCTCAGCTATAGACCCCTTGGGAGCCTTCCAGCCTGAGTTGTTAGTCAGCAATCCATTGAGAATCATAATATGTAGAGCCTTCTCGTACGCTTCACCCATACCCTTAGTATAGTGGACAACGCTGTACGACCGATAAGGACGACCACCCCATTCAAAGAATGAGACGACTAAGGGCCATCTGGTATAAGGTTGTACTTCCTCATATGTAACGAAGTCTCCAAATATAAGTGTCTTCTTGATATAGACACCTGGCACGGTATCGACCGCAGTAGACAATAGTGTCTCTTGGTCAAGATCTAGGTTCTCAGCAAATAGATATCTGTAGTTGCCAGTCCGAGGATCTGGGACTACATACATCGTTGTAAAAGTCTTTTCAAAGTATTCTCTGACTACCACAAAGTCGTCTTGGTTCCACTGAGTAGTGGTAACCTTTGCTTTGTCAGTCATATAATCTTCCATCCAAACTGAATTAGTGAAAGAACTTATCTCAACAGGAAGTCCTGTCTTTGGATCTTTAAGATTAGCTAATATATCTCCATATAAAACCTTGAACTTAGGGATAGTGAAAGCCTTCTCTATAAAGAAGCCTTCCATATCCTCAAGACTTTTCTTCTTAGCATTTATGTCTAAGATCACTTCATCAAACGGAACATATGTAACACCTGTATTGAATAATCCACCCTGGTACTGGCTCATAGGTACTACCATTAGGCAACCCATTCCAGCTATTAGCATATCTTTAATATGCGATTCAATTTCTACTTGTGCGCGTGAGTTATATAATACAGCATGTTTCATTTTATCGAGTAATGCAGCGTGTTGCTTAGCTCTTCCATCAAGAGACATGACCCTCATAGAGGGTTTAACTCCTTTTAATATTGCAAGCTGCTGGTTAACCATAGGATAGATTGGGTTCATCGAGAAGGGCATTGCAGTAGCTTCTATGATTCGAGAATATTGACTACTAGTCAATGTAGTTCCTGTTTGGTCAACGTCACTAAAATAATATTCTTCAGAAGACTCTGCTCTATTTAGGTGTTGCTTCCGCCCATACTTAGTATCGCTTTTCCATGATACATAATTGGCTTCTATATTCCTAGGTATTCTATAAAATACAACCATCGTTACCCTTCGTTAAAAATACAAGTAAGTACTAAGAATCGGTAGGAGATGCTTTTGCCTCTTGTGGAGAGTAAAAAACCCGACGCCTAATACCTACTTGATTTGTAAATATTATTTGTTTATATTAGGGTGCGAAATTACACCATCGCGCGAATATAAGTAAAAAGACAGTAAAAGTCAATACTGTCCTTATATCTTTATATTATTTTTCAGTAATTCTCTTACAATAGTGTCTTTATCGTCCGTAAGCTCAACATTTATTTTTTCCATTATTTCATCTAATCGATATTCATTCTCACTGAAGTCTTCTTTTTCGAGTGCATCCATCCACGCGATACGTGAATCGAGCATCTCAGCAGCCTCACATAAAGTATTATATTCCTCAATTAATTCCTTTTTCTTTTCAGGAAGTATGAATACATTATCACAGCTAACGGAATCTCTAAAGTCCCTAGGATTAACGGACCCAACAGGCCCTACCTTAAAATGTCCTCTACTATCCTTCTGATATGGAGAATCCCATAACCTAATTAACATTATATCCCCTACCTTAGCATTTCTGCCTCCAAGTCGGAGACCCTCATAGTTATCACTTTGAGGAGCATAGAGTGCCATCCTCCCAACATAGGCATTCCCATCAAAATCTGCTATAGGAATATGTGTCAGGTTTGGCTTGAATAGAAAACAATCTTGATATTTCATATGATTTTCCTTTTATTGTTGTTTAGTTAGTGTGCGGTGGGGGATTCGAACCCTCGTCCTCGGCTTGAGATACCGATGTCCTTGTTTGATACTTGCTAGATATTATCTCCAAACTCCGCTAGACGAACCGCACCAGTGCACGGGTTGGCGTACTTCCATCTCTTTTGCCTTCAGCCGTGGCTAACAAATGACTCTCTCTCCGGATACCTTTTTGCAGCTTACCTCAATTGAACCGTTCATACGCTATGATCTGGTTATTATTACCTGTGTCTTACACTTGTGCCATAGCCTTATAGTTATCTAATAGCTTGCAGGTCCTTATGATATTGTCATTAACTTACTCGCACACTCGGAGTTAAAACCGTCTCTACAGCCTGGTGATCATCAGGGAGCTCTGACACTTTACCGACTCTCTTTTTGATAGAGTGGGGGTACTCTCCCACCTCCGGGTGAAGTTTGTCCCAATAGTCTTGTCTTATTTCTATCGTAAGGTAAGTCTCACTTGGTGATAGTTTTTCAACATCAACAGTGCGCGCTTTCGATTGAAATGGATGAAAAGCGTACAGGTGTCCCCGTAAGGATTCACCTCCGGATAGGATATTAAGCCTAGTCTTAAGCTTCTGTTCGAGCTTCTCTACTCTTCGTGCGGCCTCTGATACTCTGAGGACACCGCTAGCTCTTATCTGAGCTAACTTCTTTTTCTCGGCGTCTAGTTCATCAAATAGGTAGCCGTAAGAATCGAGTTTATCTTTCATCTCTAAGTCGTTAGACTGCCAGATCAGATCTTGCTCGTCAGTTATTATCCCATCAGCTTCTTCTATGTCGCTCTCTATTAAAAAGCGATCCGTCATTAGCTGCACCAAACTCTTAGAAGATTGCCTCACTAAGTTTGATGGATTTACGTTTTTCTCCTTTCCATTCCCACTGTCCACTTTCGAGCTGGACGTACTCTTTTCTTTCTTCATCATCTTTAATCCTTCCTCCTAATGGAATGTTTGCGACAACTCTTATTTTGGATTCTGATGTAGATGATCTATCTTTTTGTCTACCTGTTCCTTTACAACTTTTGCACATAGCTTTATCCTTAAAGCCGGCACCATTGCAACTAAAACAAGCATTAATATCTCTATGAATTTTTGCTTTCTCTTTCTTTCCACTTGTATGAATCATTGGACCTACGGTTTGTTTACCTTGTAATTTCTGTCCTATTGCGAATGTCTCCGCTTTTGACAGGTCATCACCCTCCGAATGAATGACTAGGGCTGATTCCCCGGGCTTACGGGCCCGTATCAAGTGCTCATCTTCTGATGGGCCAATATGTAATCCTAATGCAAGTGACACATTGGTCACCTTCATTTTAGGTCTAGGATCTTTATCGATCTTGATATCATCGACTTCCGTGAGATTTGTGAAAAGATTTAGTTCTTCAATAGGTTCAGGGTTTTCCGATAATGGTCTACCAAGAGCCTCTTGTGCCTGTAATCTTATATCAAGGGGTGTAATCCTTGATTTGCTAAACTCAATACCTTCGTAATCCAAAGTTTCGAGAAGCTCTATTTCAACTTCAGTGAAAGTATCTTGATATGGTATAGACCCAGGTTTATAGAGGAAGGCAAAACCATCTTCAGGCGTCCAGATATTGTATCTTGGTAAGAATGGAAGCTTTGTATCGCAATTCTTTTTGAAGAATCGGTCAAACTTCTTAAGATTAAGTAGGATCTCAGATACTGAAGCATACATATCTAGCGTGTGGCTACGATGGTAACCAGTGCCAAAGTTTATACCCATAATACGTAAATGCTCCAACTCACAGATATCACTATATGAGCCATATCCAACTGTCCATCCTGCTCTCTCAAGAAGAGTCTTTAGTTCCCAATTATAATAGTTATACAATACTGCGTCCGTTCCTTCTCTATCGAATTCGAACATCCATTTATAGTCCTTGCCCGTGGGGGGTGTAAAATATTGCGCGGTAGATTGTCCATTCTCTTCTCCTGTTGTTAACAGGATATCGCATTCGATCCCCATAAGTGGTAGCATATGGAGAAGAATAAACACTCCTAAACGATCATCGAGAGTCGGGCATTTGATCTCTTTGTCGTGTGATAGGTTTGTTACTGAGAAATGATGCGCTTTAACTCTTACGTCAAGGTGCGCAACTCCCAATATGTCTGAACCTCTATCCATGTAGATATAAGGCCCTGACGGGGTTAGCTCGTAGTCTCCATATTTCTTAAAGAAATTGACGTCTTTACGACATATTCTCTGTAATACTTTCATGGCCTCACTATCGAGCGGAGGCATACTTTTCGTAAGCTGGTTGAATTTTCTTATCAACTGCTTAGGAGAGCTTTCCTGTACTAACATATTTCCTCATTGATTTTGTTTGATTTTGTTTGATTTTGTTTTAATATTATTCCTTGATAGCGAACGTCGTTTTCAGTCCTGCTAAGGCCTGAGTTGGGTACCAGGGCTCCA